CTCTTCCACCAGCATCTATAAATGCCCGCATATTGCGTTCTACATTGTCCCAGACAACACCCTGCCTGTATAAATGATTAGTGTCACTAAGACCATCCACGCTGAAAATAACAGCGCCCATTCTACCAAAGACTTTGGCAAGTTCACGCCACCACGTTTCATCTTTTGCTCCTGCGTTTGTGTTCATACTCAACCACATATTAGGGTTGTGTTCTCTAAAATATTTGAATATTTCTAATGTATCTCGTGCAACAATAGGATCGCCCAAATTGCCACACATAAACATTGTTTTGAGTTGTTGGATAAATTCAGGTTTGAATATACGTTTACAATCTTCTAAACTAAGCTCTGCGTTTGTTATATGAGGATTATCGGCACCACCGTTCATATTACGATCACACATAGGACATGCTGCTTGGCATCGTTGTGTTACTTCTAAATGCACAACTTTTACATCTTCATATCTATACATTATTCGTCCCAATACATTTTATTATTTTTTTGATAGAAATATTCTTTTTCTATTGTAATCATATCATCATATGTTAATCTATGATGAAATGTACCATACCCAATACTTATGCTAAAACGCACATAAGGATCTATTTTACGTTCAGGTCTCGGTCCGTGTTTTTTATACTCCACAACTGCATAACCACCTTCGAATTGAAATTCAACACCATGTTTCCAGTTATCGATTATTTTTTCAAATTCATCAATTGTAAATCTGTAACCATTAACAAGATCGTCTGTAACTTTTACACTAACATCTACTCTGTTTTGATCTTTAAACAAGTATATTTTAATAGGTTTTGTATATTTCATTCCATAACTAACTTTACTTTTTTACCAGGTCCAGTTTGACTAGGCAAATCTCCATACTCATCGATATACCATTGTATTACTGCTTTGTACCATTGCTGACTATTGTGATGTGCTTGTTTGTTAAACTGCCAAATATTGTTATTAGTTGCTTGCATAGTACTCAATGCTCTAGCACTTTCTTTTTGCAATTGTCTTAAACTTAAAATATCTAAATCTATCATGGACGTCCTATTACCATAAATCTTTTGTAACCATATAATTCTTGTTCGCCTGCATATTCAAGACGCTCCATTGGAAATTTTTTGCACATATGATCAATACTGTGTACACAATTTACATGTTCTTCTACATCAAATAAGTTATTGCTTTGTATTATAAACAACGGATCACTTTCCATTGGTCTATGTATAAACTTTTGATACCAAATACTAGGCATATGCTCTGCACTTGTGTTTAAAATTAAATCAGGCTGTGTTTTTTCAAAAATTTCTTTGTCGTTTGTATAATTTTTTACATTATAAGTACATCCAGTTCTGCTTACCCAGCCCATGTTTTTTTCATCATCACTACTACTTGCCATTGGCAACTTCATTTCTACAGATTTTACCTTGTAATCTTGTATACGTGAAAAATTAAAAATCTTGTCACTGATGTAACATGCTTCAGAATCAACATCAAAGACTCTTATTTTATTGTATTTTATAACTTGTTCAAGGAACAGTCTAACTTGTCCGTACCAACCTCCTAATACATAAACAGTATCAAATTCTTTTTGTATTTTAGACAATTCTTCCATTGCCCAAATTTTACTGTTTACTTGTCCTCTACTAAATGCATCTTGCAAAAAAATAGGGTTGTAATTATTTCTGTAATACTTGTCAAAAATATCAAATATTTCATTAGTAGTTTGTTTTCTTAAAAAATGTAAAAATTCTGCAATATTAAAATCCAATGATAATTGTATCATATCGTCTTTAGAATACATCATACTCAAAAAGAAATCTACAAGCATTTTTGATTCTTTATCATTTACAAAATCAAAATACTCTTGAAGTCCATGTAACCAGCTAATATTATCAACTGCAATTTCGTTATTTACATTCATCGTTGAACCTTTCTTCTAGCCAATCAAAGTCGTTTATTTTGGATAATGCTTCTTTATTAGTTTTATTTCTTGCGCCATATGCAGCACCAGATTTGGCACCTATGAGTGCATATTCTTTGTACTCGCCTGAGCTTTTAGTACACCAAGCAACTAATCTAGTTTGTGTTTCATTGTTTTTCTGTCTATCAATTACTCTACTACTTAATTTAACACACTCTCTAAATGCACTTTTCCAAGTGTTAAAAGGATCAGTATCAAAACAAGTATAGTTACTAACCTGCATCATTGGTACAAATTTGTTACTAATACTTGTAGTCATATCAGGCTTACTTGTATCCATGTTAATAGTTTCTTCTCTTGGAAATAATTTTATACCGCCGTATCCATATTCTAATCCATTTACAGGATTTATACTACGCCATACATGCACAGCACGTTTATTCCACCATTCGGGTATATAGTCAAAATTAAAATTATCTACTATTTGTGCATCACCGTCTACGATCCATATACGTTCTGTATCGCATAACTTTGCAGCTTCAATGTGTGCTTGGTGTATGCCTTTTACTCCATGTATACGTTTTGCTCTTGGGAATCTATCTAGCAGACGTTGATAATTTTCATCTGCATTTGGTTCTTTGTAACTTATAAAAACTATATCGCTTGTTTCAGCTATTGGTGTACTAGCAGAAATATCTGTAAATTTTTTGTTGATATAAAAACGTGCAGCTAATTCACCTGGTCCATGATGACTATCTTTAGGCATCAAACATATACCATCATAATTTTTTCCATTAAGGAAAACATGAGTATATTTTAAATCATCAGGTTTAGACTTGTACATAAAATCCCAATCTTCATTTATTTCAAGTTCAGGATATACAACCCACAGCATTTTAGTATTAGATTGAGTTTTGGCTGTAATTACAGAATCTACTGCTTTTGCAGTTATAAATCTGTTTTTAAGTTTAGTAAATTGTGGATGAGAGTTTGATCCGATAAAATAGATATCATACATAATAATAACTTAGCATAGTAAAATTGTTTTGTCAACTATTTACTGATAAATAAAAAGTAGGAGAAGAAACATGAGCATATTACCTGGGGATACAATTAGATTAAATATTACGGGCAGTGATAGCACAATTTTGGTAGATAGCTGGAATAGTGCTTTAAAAGGGCCGGTGGTAGGTAGTGACAATACCACACTAGTTGATACTGTGAATAATGTTTTACTTGGAAAGCACGAAGGTGAATTAGCTGGTAATGTAACAGCAACCAACGGAAGTGTAGTTCTCAACAGCGGAACTAATGGTACTGATGCTGTGTTTATCGGCGATGTGACCGGAGATGTTGTAGGAGACTTGTTTGGTGACGTTACTGGAAATGTACAAGGCGATATATTAGACGAACAAGAAAATGTAATGTTAGATGCTACAAATAGAACTCTTACAGTTGATAGAATTAATACTCAAACTATTAATTTAGGTAATTTAGAAGTTTCAAGTCTGAGTGTATCCGACATTACAGCAGGAACATTTAACGGTCCATTATTAGGAGATGTATCTGGTCAACACTTTGGTAATGTTTACGGTGACGTAGAAGGTAGTTTAGTGGGAGACACAATCGGTGATCATACTGGTGATGTAATTGGTAGAGGTGCTCAAACTGTTGTAGACACAAGTCAAGATATTGCGGAATTTTACGGAAATTTAAATGGCGATGTTGTAGGTAATGTAAATGGTAATGTTGTAGGAGATGTTGTAGGTAACATCACTGGGGATATAACAGGTAACGTTACAGGCAATATACAAGGCGATTTATTGAATGCAGCAGGCACACATATCGGTTTGAGTGTTACAGCAGAAGGCAATGTTTCTCTTGCAACAAATAACAACGGATCTTTGTCTTTTGGGGCAGTGGATGATACACTTACAATTAACGCAAATTATAGAGAATACAATGATTTTGTTGTTATTCCACACCCAAGTGGACCATTTGCTCAAAGACGTATGCATTACAATAGAGTAAACGCAGACGGTAAAGCAAAAGTTATACCAGGAGATTTACTAGACCTAAGAGCTATATTAGCTTATAACGGAACAGAATATAAAACTGCCGGACATTGGGGATATGCAGTTGATCCAAATTGGACTGTTCCTGATAACGCAAATAGCATCAAAACAATTTTTGGCGTAAGTGTAGCAGATGGCACTAATCAGCCAGATGTTCTCGGTCCTAAAAAATTGAGTGTAGACGGACAAGGTACAGTCGGCGGTTATGCATTTAAAGCGCATCCTATAAACAGCACAGAACGTAATGCACTTTCGGCAACAGCAGGCATGATTATCTTTAATAGCAGCACAAATAAATTCCAAGGATATAACGGCAATTCTTGGGTTGACTTAGGATAATTTTTATACTATAATGCAAGTATGTGGAAAATTGAAACCTATGATGGTTCACAAAATTTAACAAACTTTTTTATTGAAGCAGAAAAAAAGCGTTACTACAACAATAGTAACGCCGATATGCTTTTATCATCTCTTGAAAAAGAAAAAGATTCAACTTTATTCTTATTATACAACTATGAAAATATTGTAGGCTGTGTTGTAAGCCATAAGTTAACAGGCTTAGAAATATTAGGACGAAACGCTTATCGCATAGGTGCTAGAATTTGTATGCTAGGACATCTAGTACAAGGTGTACGCAATCATAACACTTTAAGAAACTTAAGAGGTGCGCCGCGGCCACATGATCACCCAAGTGCGCAATTTTTAATTCCTGCATGTATTGAGCATTGCGGCAGAGATAATCCTTTGTACATAAGCACTCACCCTAGCCCAATTGCAAAACAACGAGCTGTACACACACGTTGGGCTCCAGAATGGCGTAAGCAAGGATTTTTAGAAGAACCGATTGAACTAGAATATAGAGGAACTATACAAAGTTTTTGGAAGTTTAAGGTAGATAATTACTACAAAGAAATGGAAGACGAACGTTGGCCAGAAGCTGAAGAAATTTTGCCTTTGTTTTAACTAGCAGTATCTTTACAAGTTTCAAAAAAGTCAGCCATTTCAGGAAATGCTTCTTTAAAATTTGTATTTCTTCTTTTATCTTGCTCATTGAAAAAACGCCAAAAGTCAATACGACCTTGCATAACTTTTGCAGGATCATACTGTGTTGAATCCATGTAATCAACTACACGCCTAAAACGTTCATATTCCATTGTAGTAAATGCATCTTTACGTTCATCATCTAAGTTGTCTTTTATAAACTGTAAATGACTGTGCATATACTTCATATATTCCTGAGGCAAAATATTAATATCGTATTGTAATGGTTCTTTTAGATAAGGTGTATCAAAACTTAAACGATTCCACCGAAATGTTTCAACATCATTATACTTTCGGCGCCATTCTAATATTTTTTCAAGTAATGTTTGAAAAGTTGTAACACTGAAAATATTAAATGTAATCATTATAGTTACAGGTGCATTTGTATTACGCATAAAATAATCTAAATTACGCTCAAATACATCAATATCTAATCCGTTACGTATGTACTCAGCACGTTTACCCCAAGTGTCAATACTTGTAAACAGTTTGAATCTACGAATTTTATTTTGACTAAGCAAACTATTTACTGCATCGGTAAATTTTTCTAATTGCTTTGGTTTGCCTCCTAAATTACTGTTAACATTCAATTCTAAATGAGGCTTTGGATCCTGCTCCAACAAATCAAAAAGTTTATATGTGCTCTTTTGTATTGTTGGTTCTCCACCTGTGATGCGTAAAATAGTTAAGTCGTTGCTTAAATCAGGCCACCATTTCCAAAATGCATCTAGGTACGGATTATTGTCTTCTTCATAAATTTTAAACCAATCAACATCACATCGGTGATTGCGCACCATATCATATGGACCGTGTTGCTTAATTTCTTGATAGTATCTGCTGCTGGCTTTTGGATGACAATAACCACAACGGAAGTTACATTCATTACCAAAGCTAACTTCTAAATATTCCGGATTAACATTAAATTCTGCGCCACCTTGTTTTACAGCATTTAATCTTTCCTCGTTGTAAATACTACTGCTACGGGTTTTACGATCGCTGATATAATCAGGACCCATATTCTCAATGTTCCAACAGTATTGACAGCCTTTAGGTTGTTCACCACGCAACATTGCAGCACGTTCTTCAATTTTTTGTTTTGTATTATGAATAGCACTAGGATTTTTTAAAATAGCTTGTGTATCAATTGTATGAGGAGCAGGATGATAACAACTGTGTGTTTCACCTGTCTGAAAATAAATGTTTGCATGATACCATTTAGCAAAACAAAATGTAGGAGAAATCTGTTCGTCTGTGTATTTTGTTATACGAACTGCTTCGTCTCTTTCGCTCATCCAAGTTCCTTATCGATAAACTTAGGATTACGTACAGGATTTTGATACACTGTTTTAAAAAACTTACTTTGATTTGCATCTAACGGCTGTAATGCAATTGGAGCCTGTAATTCATTCATAAGTTCATCACCGAGTCTTTGAGTTTCATCTTCTAATGTTTCTTCATTAACCTCGATATTATTCCAATAATCGTTTAACCATTCAAAATCACGCACGTTGATAAAGTTCCAATCTGTACACATAGTTTTGTACAAACCTTCTCTTGCTCCATAAATTGCCCAACGTCCGTTATCAGCATCTGCACCTACCATTAACCATATCCAAAGTCTATGCAAATTTTTCCAATGATTGCGTTTAAAATCTTCAATATCTGGTTTTATACCTTGATCTAGTGCCATTTTAACACCTTCACGGAATCCTGCTCTCCATGCTTGTTGAGGTGTTGCATTATTGTAAATGTCACTGAATGTTCCATTCATTTGAATATATTGCAAGTCCCAACAAAAATCTACTTGTGCATGTGCATTGTCTGGATCTGCGTTTTCATGCGTTTTCATACTTAAAACTTTATGTTTAGGCCAACACTTAATACCGCCGTTGCCATATGCAAGTCCGTTTATTTGATTATAAGCAGTCCAACTTATGACTTTATCAGTTAAGTCATATTCACTTAAATCTGCTTCTTGGCTTAAAAAAGTTTCACGTATTCGATTATCACCATCGATAGTAATAAATCTTTCTGTATCACTTGCATTTGCAGCAGCTTTGTGTGCAGCATCACTTCCTTTTACACCGTGTACACGTTTAGCCCAAGGAACTTTTGTAAGCAAATCTGCATAGTTTTGTTCGGCATTGGGCTCATCATAACTAAGATAAATTATGTCATGATCAACTACTCTAAAAATATCAGTCATTGATTACCTCGTGAGAATAAGACTCTAATCTCCTTACAGTATAAACACTTACTAGAGATTTGTCAAACTGAAAATTATCAGGAAAAGGAATTGTAAATTTATCAGTTTCAAAGTTTAAAATATAATGTAAATTATAAGGATTATTTTTATCAGTAATACTAAATCCGGTAATCAAGTTTTTCATATTGACATTTATTTTATCCATATTTTGTAAAACTTTTTTACCTAATTTTAATTCCCATTGTTTTTTTATGTTATTTTGGATTAATGTAGCATCAGCATCTTCATTGTATTCTATTTTATGTAAAAAACTATCAGAGCTTCTTGCTTCTTCCCAATAATCAGTTTTATTCAACACATAATCTTTTTTTACAATATCAAACTCTACTCGATATTGATGTGTAGGTACAATACCTTTAATTAAATCTATTATATCCTTGCTATCTACTTGAATGTATTGATCACTGCTTGGTGTATTCAATATAGTCTGTATATTACCTTCGTCGTCAAATTCAATATATTTTTTTGTATTACTTTTTACTACTATTGGCATTTATATCCCCAAGTGCTTTTCGTATGTGTTTATTATTTCGTCTTTTGCAAAATCTTTTTCTGTATAATGAAATATACCACTTTGTTTAAAATTACCAACATACAAATCTAAATCATCGTTCAAGTAAACACTAATACGTGATTGCCATGATAAACTATCATAAGCATTCCATTTTTGTAACTTTGGTTTCATATGAACAAAAGTTGGAAAACTAGTATTACTTGTGATTTGATTTTCGCAGTTCATTATCTTTGCTGCGATAGCTGCACTTAAATCCATACTACATTTTTTTTGAAACGTTTTGCCTCCTGCATGATGTTTGTAAAACAATTGCCAATTATTAGTAATCATTTCTAACCAAGCATAAAATTCTTTTGCTAGAGGACGTTCTTTAAACCAATGCACTCCACTATATAAATTAGGCAAGTCAAATTGTGTAAATGCTTTTCTATAGTAATCACTTGTTACCGTTTCTCCTCTATATGTTAACACATTGCTAGTGTAATATAGATCATAATTATCTAAATAAGTAAACCATCTATCTAAATTTTGTAATATTAACATATCAGTGTCAAGCACCATAGTATTATCATACGGTGTTGCATGATATATTTTCCAACGATTACTTATTTTCCAATCTTCTTCTGCTGCGTGATCGCCCCACGGTATTTCTACTATGTGATCAAAAAGTTGTTTATACTTCTCAGGCACAGTGTCATTAGTAATTAAAGAAACATTGCTTTCAGGATTTGTAGCATGTATACTCATTGCACATAAACACGCTTGCTTAACGTAATCTTCGTCACTATTTTGAGCTAGGAGAGTAAAGTTTTTATCCATCAATCACTCTTTCTAAACTAATTTTATTCATTACATGTATGCTTTGTTTATTGGTTTTTATTGCAGTATATTCTCCAACATGATTTTGTTTTTCTAACAACATTATCATTTTATCATTGTCAATACTCTGCAATATATCTCTATCAGTAGTAAAGTATTTTTTACCTGGTAAACTTGCAATTGTTAAATCTTCTGTAAATCCATTTAGTATATGAGCAGCAATACTAAAGGCAAAATCATTTCTATACAGCGGATTAATTATTTGATACAAACTTTTGTAATGAGTATAATTTTCTTTTACGTGTTGCACAAGATCAAAAAAGCATTTAGTTTTTTCTGTTTTTTTAAAATATACAACTGTAGCCCAATAAAACTTTATACTTGTATCAGTTACTCTATCAAATTCAGTCAAATTACGCCAATGACATAAATCTACAGCACTGCTATACATCATCAAATCTTGTTTAGAACCAAAACAATTTTTAAGTTTATCATTAGCAAGTATGTAATCTGTATCCATTACGATAGTTTCGTCATAAGGACTTAATTCGTATGCAAAATATCTATCTGCATTATTAAAGTTTGCCAACTTAGTTGCAAGATTTCCATCTCTAAATTTTCTAGAGTTATCATTATTGCTTGGCTGTAATTTAATTACATGATCAAAAAAATCAAGTCTATCATCATCTACCATATCAGTAGCAATTGATACTGGAACGTCTAAATATTTTTTTACACGTTTAGCACAAAATATAGCTTGTTTAATATAATCTAATGCATTGTTTCTTTTGGCAAACAGTAAAACACCTTTGCTCATATATCTAAAATACCTTCAACGTTTCTATTACTTTTCATTTTGTTGTATTCAACAAAGTATTCATTTGATGCTGTAAAATATGTATTCAAAATATTTTGATGAAATTCTTCTAAGTTTTCAATCTCAATAGGAATATCATTATCATCGCTTATAATTACAGATTGCTGATCACTATCTATTAAACCTTTGATAAAGTTAATTAACTCTCTTGTAACAGTAAAAGTAGCACCATTGAAATAATACACAAGATTTTCGTAATACTTTTCTTTTAAAATACGTGTTTGATTGTTTAATGTAACCATGTAGTTACTGATGTCTAATGCTTTTTCAAGACGCTCGTCCATAGAAACCTCCAATTGTGGTTACAGTATATATTATTTTTAAGTGATTGTCAACGGATATATGATTTAGGTTGCCCAAAGACCTGTAGTTGTTGTAGGTTGAGGTCCAAGTAATGTAAAGTCTGTATCAGCAGTACCATCATTTAAGGTAATAGTACTATCTGCATAAGATATTTGACTATTTGCTCTTACATCGCCAGTTACAGGTTCATCAATA